TGGTCGTTTCTTTTACGCGATCTCTGAGAACAAGTGCCATGTTACTTTAGCTCTATCGACAGGTTGCCTGCGTTGATGCGGAAGATGTCGCCAGTGGCGATTGTCTTACTTGCGTCCAAGGCACCTATAAACAAGATGTTTCCGCTACTAGCCGCGTCCACAACAAAAGCATGTGTAATCGTGTTGTTTGTGCCGGTAGACGCCGGGAACTCAATATTCGCAGCATTTACTGCTGTCTGAGTATCTGTTCCCACTGCTGGAACTGTCCAGCCGGAAGCCTGAACCTGCTGCCTAGCGTAAGACCCAAACGTGGCCTCTGTTAGAGAGCCTGTCTCAATACTAGATACGGCGGTTGCAAGGCCAACATATATGCTGTTACCCGGAGTTGCAAAACTCTCCGCGTTGTTCTTAAACAGGAACTGCAATAGTGCATGCTCCATGTAGGTGGTTGCTGCGTTTGACGTTGCCATGTCTTCTACTCCTTATGTACGAGGCCGATCTGGCAGACCTCTGCGATACGCATCGCTGTTTTCTCTAGCTTCCGCCAGATCCTTAATTCGACTTAGAGCTTCGGCGAACTGTTTCTCGTACATCTGAAGCATGTCTTGTTCGCCCTTCATGTAAATGTACGCTTCCATCAATGAACCGTAAAGCAACGCATTTGGAGCGTTTTCACTGAGCCAAGTCGTTTGACTGTCGGCTCCGGGTGATTTTGTAATGCTATCTGGCCGGTAATAGTAGTGAAGCTCTACCGCGTAGTTTGAGTCGGGCGTCGGCGATAATATAAAGTTATTTACATCAAAAAAAGCATAATACTTTGGTGTTCCCGTAGTAGCGGGATTGGGATTATAGGTCTGTAGAAAGTTAACGTCTTTTTGAAGCAAAAACTCTTTGCTGGAACTGTTTGTTACAGACATTGAAAAAGAAGATAAATAGTCTGTAGGAACAGACAAGTAAGGATCGTTTTGAGTTAAAGTGCTTGTGGCATTTCTACGAAACACCTCAAGATCGACTAACTTAAATATTCGATCTTCGGCAGAACGAATAAAGACAGGCAGATTGGTAACGAAGGTTGTTTCTTCGTTGTCTGTAAAATTTTGAATTGCTGTCTTTAACTCGCCATACGTAAAGCTCATCAGGCAATCCTAACTATCGCATTGCTCGCATCCGCCGTCGGGATTGTGATTGTAAATGTTGAGGACGACGAAGATTTATCCGCACCAAAATCAAACACTGCTACGGCTTTGTTAGAAGCACTGCTGTTGTACAAAAGTGCGCCTCTCGCAGTTATCGTAGAGCTTGAAAAGGCAACGTCATCAAAATCTATAAACGCAGTGGTTCCGCTAGTGTTTACACTAACATTTGCAACAGTTGCCCCACCTGCACTGTAACCCGTACCACTAACTTCGTTGGTGCTTGAGTATGCGGTTGTGGTTGCATTCAATGTCGCGCTGTTAGTAAACAATGCGACCTTAAAAGTATGACTTCCAAAATTATGAACTGCATTGAACAGTTCGCTCTTGAAAGACGTACACAAGAAATTTCCAGAAAAGGCCATTTTCTACTCCTATGGCGTGTTTGCAGTGCCGCCCATACCACTGTGATTTGAGCAGTAATAATACAGAGTTGGAGCCCCAGAGGCTACCGTGATCTGTGTATAAGCCCCTGAACTACCCGGAGTGCCGCTATGCGTTACACCGGTGGTGTATTCACTGCCGCCAGCATGTGTTCCATTAGATGTGGTAGAGAACCTAAATGGGTGCCCGGAATTACTGGAATCAGACTGATCAAATCGATAAGTGCTTCCCTCGTTGAGGGTGAGGGTTGGGGCAGCCCCTGAAAGACCTGCAATATAGTATTTATTACCGTATCCATCGCTTGAAACCGTTACAGTGTAAACTGTTATCGCTACTACAGAAACTGAACCTACGGCGCTTGTTCCCGCCACGCCCGTTACCGCCACTGTTGCAGAGGCTATGTTAGACGCAACCACGCTTCCAACGTAGCCCTCCGCAGAAATGCCGGTTATTGCCACAGAAATAGCTTCCCCCGTCGCACTACCTGTTGCCACTACTTGCCCAACTGAACTCAACATAACAGGCAACGGCACGTATCTAACAGTAGTAAGATTAAAAGTCGGGAAAGTTACGTTAACCGAAAAAATGTTCTGGGTGTCGGGCCTTGGATCTCGCAATGCTTGCGGGTCAGATATGTTTCGTACAGGAAATAATTGAGGATGTTTAGGATCAAATTCATCCGGTCCTACAATAGCCCCCGTCCATTCACGCTTTGCGTCCCTATATCTGTACCTCTGACCTGACCGGTCAGAAATAAAATAGGCTCTTTTTCCTGACGCAAACTTAGACATTAATTTACTCGTAAATACTGATATTGCGGCGTCACATTAAATGAAGATCTGTCCCGATCTTCTGTACGCGCTCTTTCAAACTCCTCTTCATACACCGCTTTTAAAAGTTGAACGCGTTCAGGAGCTTTTTTCATTGAAATGTAATAAGCCAACCCCGCGGCCAAACAAGGATAAAAACGAAAAGGAACCTCTAGTGTGTTTGTGTAGACATCTGCATCATCCATACGAACCAAAGCGTCATAAATTATTGTGTCCGTGGCGTTTTCGGGAGCCGGGAAAAGTTTTAAAGAAGGCGTTATTTGACGATCTAAGAAAAACTGGCTTGGTCGCCCCTGAGTGGTTTTTGAGGGTATGACTATGTACCCATCTCTACTGAGACGTTGCATGGACAGATCAGAACTGCTCCTGCTACACACCGCCGACAAGATATCGATTACATCCGTGCCCAGATTGTACGCGCTGGTGCCTTGAGACAAGGTCAACGTTCTTTGCGCGATTGTCCATTGGTTTAAGCCACGGTTAGCCCAATCTGCAAGAAGCAGATTGAGAGAACGTTTTGCGGTGCGGGCATCGTATCCCGTCCTGAACTCTAACCCGCACCGCTCAAAAGCTTCTTCGATATATTCATCGACTTGAAGCTCAAAGTTTTTTGACCCCGAAGTAGCCATGATTACTTCTTAACCTTGCCACCACGTTTCATCATTTTTTTAGCCATGCCGCCGCCACGCATCATAGCAGGCTTTTTAGCCATGCCGCCGCCACGCATCATCTTTGGAGCCGCCTTTTTAGCTGCCCCACCGCGCATCATCTTCTTAGCCTTTTTCCGCATCTTTCAATCTCCTGTATAGGAATCTACGATTTTCATACAATTGCTCAGAATCATAGTATTGTTCACAATTTTTGTAGTACCCTTTCACTCTAAGGGCATCCGACGCTTCTTGCAACTTAGTCAACCTTTGCAAAAAAATCATAGCATATGAAACATCAGAGGTCGATATTTCGCTTTCAAAAGCACTATCATCTAAAAAATCGTTATCCACATCATCTGGATGAAAGCCCATTAAGAACATGTCGCGGTTGATTAACATGCCCGCGGAAATCATATCGTTTAACATATTGAGATAGCTGTCCATTTCATCTATGGGCAAAGGACAGAAGTCTATTAAAATTACAACGTCTTTACTGTCGTCCCATTGAGAAACTAGGGTGTAAAGATCTTGCCAATGATCGTTGTATTTAAAACAAAAACCAACACGATCTTGTGCCCATGCTGTTTTTGCATATGGACATGCGGGTAAACCATTGTAATTTGGGTTTATTTTTTCCAAAGCATGCGAAGACCAGTCCCGCATTTCTTTAATAATCTCTTGCTCCAGTTGAAAATTTGGAAGCATTTTATTCTCTCAAGCTTGTACAACAGAGCCTTTTGTTCTTTTTCGGCGGTTCGGCATGACTGCTCCGCAGCCTCTAGCAACCGCAGTTCCGCGAACAGATTTGCCCTTGAAGGGTCTTTTTGGTTTTGTCGTTGGTACAGCAGCGCCGCCATTTGCCATTTTTCTGACCTTGGCTTCTTTGGTGTTAGATACAACGGTCTTGCCCCCAGCCCCTGCTTTTTTCTTTTTTCGTGCAGTAGAGGCGCGTTGAGCTTTAGTAAGACTGTTAGCTTTAGCCCGCGGCAAACATCTGTCAGGGTTTTTCTTATCTTTAGAAGTGCCACATTTGCCTTTAATTGAGCCGTCACTACCAATCCTTACCCAATCCTGCTTCAACCATTTTTGAAGCTCACCCATTACTTTCCTCTCCGCTTTCCGCCTTTTGACTTTTTAGCGTAGTTGGGGTCTTTGCAGTATTTTGATGCGGCCAAGTTTGCATACGCCGACGGGTATGTATCAAACGTCCGTTTAGCCCATGCTTTTCCTTCCGGGCAAATCTTGGACCCTTTGCTTTTTCTACTGACACCGCCGCCCTTTCTAAAATAAGTGGGCTTTATTTTTTTGGATTTAGGCCCTGTGTTTACTTGCCTATTCATTGATCCACGAAGCATAGTCATCAGACTTCTCCAACAAAAAATCCTCCCACATAGGAGTAATCATTTCGTGATTAGCCGCAAGTTTCTCTTCAACATTTTCAAGTTGAACAGTCAACACCGCTAAATCTGTTTTGACAACAGACATTTCCATCGATATCCAACCAATTCCGGTCAAAATTAAAGCTGGCGCAATCTTGTCCCACGTCAACATTTCCATCTCTTCCTAGCTTGCCGTAAACGGCTGTTAGGGTTTTTTGCCGCCTTTGGAAATTTTTTCATTTGACCGGCGGAACGAGCGCAAAACGACTTACGTCTTTTAGCGTCTTTTGAGCCCTTCTTAACTTTGCCGGTGACCGCAGTTTTTAGTTTACTGCCGGGGTTTGCTTTCCTATACGCCGCCACCCCAGCTTTGGTCATTCCCGCCCCAGACTTTGTAGGGCGGAAATTCTTTTTGTTTCGCTTCGGCATTTTATCGTCACGCGAAGCCATAACTCACCTAAGTAAAGAAGAACGTTACTGCTGTGATATTAGTCAAAGTGCCGACAAAGATGTCCGTCACCCTGATACCTTCAGAAGGAATGTTCACAGAGTGCGTATCAGAGGCATTAAAGTCTAAATCTAAGACCGTAGCACCGCCGGAACCATCTGTAAGAGTAAGCCGTGGAGTTCCAGATGCAGTTTTTATCTGAATCTGTCTAATACGAGCAGGGCCGACACCAAGTGAACCTGTGCCGGTAATCCGTTTCGTTTTTACGTCAGAACCTGCCATAACTTACCCCTCATTCTTTTTCGTAACCTTCTTGACGGCCTTCACAGCCTTCTTGATAGGCTTTTTACCACCGTTGAGCTTACCCATGATAAGCCTCTTACGAAACAGCAGCAGAGAAAGGAGTGGCTTCGGTGCCTGTTG